GGTTATTTTAGATCCTATGGCAATACAAAGCTCAGGACTACGGTACCCTGATGAAATCATTACCGGTGCTTCAAAATGAGACCGGATCGGTTGTAATACATTAACACACAAAGCTTTTAAATTATCTATATGAGCAGGAGATGGGTTGTTGGGTATCCCTTTTCGCTCAGCAATCTGAGACTTAACGAGTTCACTTAATTGAAAATTAGCGGATAGTTTCATTATTTAACCATAAATGTCTCCCCAGCTTTTGCCGGATTCGTAATCTACTTTGTTTGGAACCTTTAGTGTAACAGCATTTTCCATAATCTCAACTATCTTTTTTGCATGTTCTGGTGACTCTACTGAGATATCTAATTCATCATGTATTTGAATATGTGGTATAATTCCTTCGTTATACAAATCTAACATAGCTTTTTTAGTCATGTCGGCTGCACTTCCTTGAATTAATTTATTTAAAGCTTTGTAAGTCATGGCTCTTTTAATTCGTCCACGTCCATAGGTTCGTTCTGCTTCTTCATAAGACATAGGGGTATGCATACCAAAGGTATTAGGTTCCCATTTATTAAAACGACAACGTCTTCCCAGTAAGGTTCCAATGGATCCTGCTCCTTGTGCATGAGAAGATGTTTTATTCATTAAAGCTTTCACAAAAGGTACATTGTCATGGTACTGATTAAATAAATCTTCTGCTTCTTGTTTAGTAGATAAACCCAATTCCGCTTGTAATTTTGCTTTACCCATTCCATAAAATAAACCAAGATTAATGGTCTTAGCTGCGGATCGAGTAATACCAGCCATATCTGCAACGGTTTGGTGAAAGTCTACGGAGTTATCTTTAAATTTTTCTACAATTTTTTTAACCGAAGGGTCCCAACAAATAGGTTCTTCCGTGGCTGCGTAATGCACCACGAGTCTTGGTTCTTGTTGAGAATAATCAAAACAACCACATAAATGGTTTTCTTCAGGGATAAATAATTTTCTAATTAAAGGACCTAAATCTTTATTTCTAGCAGGAATTTGTTGTAGATTAGGATTAGAATAACTAAATCTACCGGTAACCGTTCCACCCTGATCAGATCGAATAGGGTTAATATCCGCATGAATTCTTCCTTTATGTGTATATTTTAAAATAGAATCAATAAAAGTAGAATGGGCCTTGTTTACTTCTCTAGCTTTTGCTATCTTCTGCACTAAAGGATGTGCATGCGTAGACAAATAATTTTTGGTAAAAGATGGTTCACCTGATTTTGCAGTTTTTTCATAAGTCAATCCAAGTTTGTCAAACATTTTGGCAACAGATCGTGCGGCCATTATTTGAACATCTATTCCTGTTTCTTTTTTTATGTCTAGCAATAATGCTTCTTCTTTTGCAATTAATGTTTTTTTCAATTCGTGAGCTCCTTCACTATTTACACGAACGCCTTTAAATTTCATATCAATCAAACAAGGAAACAATTGTGTTTATAAATCAAATACTTCTGTTAAGTTTTGTTTTTTAATTTCCACAGATAATACCTTAAATAATTGTAAGGTAAGTTCAGCATCTTTTTCTGCATAAGTTCCTACATACATAGCAGGTAATTTATACATTTCAGATTTAGCATCAATCCCCCAGGAATCAGCAGCTTCTCGTAAAGCTTTCTCATCTTTTACTTCTTTTAAATATTCATACGCAATACTATTTAAAGTGTAGGAAAAACGGTTTTCATCAATTAAAGATGCCATAACCATGGTGTCTACAATATGACCATTAATTTTTATTCCATACGCTCTTAACCAACAAACATCATACATAGCATTATGAAATAACTTAACATTGTCTGCGGCGCATACTTTAGTAATCCATTCTAATACTTTTCGTTTATCTAAATTTCCTCCACCTTCATGAGCAATAGGATAATAACCAGACCATCCATCGACCGCTACTGCAATACCTACAATTTCTCCATTGCCTACAATGGCCCCTGATCCTCTGGATTTTAAATTAGGATCTTTAGTTTCTAAGTCAATCGCTACATAAGCGTGATGACTCAAGTCAGGAAAATTTTCAGGAGAAATCCACTCTTTAGATGCTTCAAACATAGAATATCCAAAAATTAATTAAACAAGTACAAGTAATCATTCCTAAATCGTATATTATAATTTCTAATTTACCGTTCATTCTTATTCTTTCTTAGTTGTTCTATTTCTAATTCACAATAATGAATGATCTTTTTTAAATCTTCAATACCGTTTTTATCTTTATAACGTACTACGTATTTAATAACATTTCCTTGAAAGAAACTCAAGTCATTGGCCTGTATAAAAGTATAAGGCTGTATGTTATGTTTAGAGTAATGATCTCCGCCTTCTTGTTTATTGAATGGAAATAAACGCTCCATATCTTCTCTTGTGGTCATATGCTTTCTCCTATGTTGTAAATATATTCAGAGGTAGGTGGCACTAAATATAAATGGTTTTTGGTTCGGGTTATACCTACAAAAAATAAACGATGTTCTGGATCCGGATTTTTTTCTACGGACTCATAAATAAATTGAGTAAGGTCGGTAAATAAAATTACATTATCCGATTCTTCTCCTTTAACTCCATGTATGGTAGATACTTTAATTCTTGCAGGTTTAAATAAATCTTCTCCTTGATCTAATAAATTTTTTATAAACTGTTTTTGTTCATCCGACATAGACAACACTTGCCAATCCCCTTTTACTAACAAACCATGATGCTCACGTAAATCATCCATATCTACGGAATCTATTTTTTCTAATGTCTTACCTTCAGAAAAACCATATTTCAAATCTCCTTTATTATAACGAAGAAATCCATATAATAATTTAGCTTCTTCCTTACTAACACTAGCCCCTTTGTTTAACCGTTCCCAAATTTTAATTGCTTCTACTAATTTTATAGGCAATAAATAATTTAATTTACAATCAAATCTATAATTTAAAGACTCTAAATGTTCTACAATAGGACTTAACATTTTATTAGTTCTTACTAAAATCATCCAATTTCCTTTGGATAAATCTATTTCTTCTAAATACTTATCTCTAGTAATTTCACCTTCTGCATCTCTAGGTTCCCATTTTTTTTCTAGACGATAACTCATATGAGGAAAGATACTAGTCGCTAGTTGATGTATTTTTCTAGGAACTCTTCTAGAAATAATTTGTGGATCATAAGTACCCTGCAAGTTAATAAAAGAATCTGGATTAGCTCCTTGAAACGCATAAATGGTTTGATCATCATCCCCTGCAATATAAGAACGTTTACATCGAGATTCGATATATTTAAACATATCCCATTGCAGAGGATTCAGATCCTGAGCTTCATCAAGAAAAACTGCGTCGAGGGATGGACATTTGTCTTTCTCAATAAACTGTTTAATCATGTCTGAAAATTCAAACATGTAATAACTTTTTTTAAAAAATTCTAAATCAGTATAAATTTGTTCTAAGGTAGAAATATCTAAATTAGGATCATTGATTAAATCTAATTCTATGGCTACTTCTTCCAGATCTTCTATTTTTAAATTAACTCTAGTAGACCGAGCATATTCAATAATTTTCATGTACATATTTTTATGCTGTACAAATCCTTCTTCTCCTACGGTAGAATCAAAATTCATATGATCACATATCTGTGAAAAGTTTTTAAACTGGTTCCAGTTTCTTCCTTGTAATAACTGAGCACTGGTATCTATATTAAGTTCTCTCGTTCCCAATCCATGCATGGTAGATACATTGATAAAATCTTTTTTAAAATCAAATTTAGGAAACAAAGGTTCAATTCTTTTTCTAGCTTCTTCGGTAGCAGCTTTACTAAATGTTAGATACGCTATTTTACTGGGATGAGTTTTGTATTTTTCTATTTCTTTTACCAAATAATGATTAATTAAATGGTGTGTCTTCCCTTCCTGGTGGTCCTGGTATAATAATTCTCATGCAAAAGAGGAAGGTTTCTTTTCATTAACTCGTACCTTGGGTTTATCTAGTTTCATACTAGGAACTTTCATCACTCTAATGGTTTTACCTTCTACTTTAGGAAATTCTTCTTTCATATCAAAGTGTTCTTCCATTAGTTTTAAAGTAGATTCTTTTGTTTTACGTTCTGGCCAAACTTTTGTTTTTCGTACATACGATAAAAAATGAGTCCATTTAAAATAAGAATACTCACCATTGTTGTATGGCCTGCTCCTCGCTGCTAGATCCTTGAGATCTTTTGCAGGACCCTTGTTTAAATACTCGGTTAAAATATCTCTCATAATGACCGATAGTTTAGTTGCTTCTGGAGCTTCAATGGTTTCTATTTTAGTAAATAATTTAGATAATTGTTTTCTCCATATTTGTTTTCCAATAGGCATCAAAGGCATATCATTTTGATCCATGGATAATACAGATAGTTTATCAAAATCATGTAGACTTAATGAATCACACTCTACGGACTTACCTCCAATGTTTACAAAATATAAAGGAGGATCAGAGTTAAATTTTCTAATGTCGGTTATCTCCGGTCTCGGTACATCATCTCCCACTCCGAATTTCTTAGTGGCACAAGTAGGTGCATCACAAAAATTACAAATAGGAAACTGATCACATTTATATTTGTATTCTTTATTCTCCATTCCTTTAATAATTCCATTAATTTCACTTAACAATTCCTCATGATTTTGCATGTATTTAGAATTATATTTCAATAATTGAACTTTCCAGGTATCTTTAAATCGTTTTTTCAAGTATACTGCAATGTTGTACAACATTTCATTACGCATACCTTCTCCCACTTTATCTTTACAAATCTCCTGAATACAAGGTGGAGCTCCTTCAAAATCATCTATTTCTTTATGCACCACCGAAAAGTTTTCTAAGGATTCTAAATCCATTACTTTCTTTTCATATAATTCAAAAAATTCTTCTAAACTTAATGCGTTTCCATTAACATCAAATGCATAACGAACGGTTTCATTAGCACCATGATAAGGAACATTTAAATAACTTCCTGTCTCTCCTCGTTCTGCTTTAATAGAATCTTGTTTTGGAAATATTTCTACCTTAGAATACCCTAAGGAAGCTGCAATTAGTTTTAATTTTAAACGCATCAACGATGCAGGAACAAATTCTTTGGTAAATAAAAATACGTGCGCACCTCCTGATTTAGACCTAAACATAATCAAAGGTAAATTTCGTTCTTTTAAAACTTTTGAAAATTTTTTATGATCAAAGGTATAATCATCAATATCTAAACATCCCCATTTACAAGTGTTGTCTGCACGAATAGGAACCACTCCTAACGCAGGATCCATTCCTTCTAAATGTCTTTTCCAATGATTATCGGTGACAGGAGATTTATAAACTTTATTGTCGGTTTCTTTTTTACCACCCGCTTTTACTTTCCCGTTTAAAGTAGTGGCACCATACGCTGAATCTAACCCAGCAAATATTTCTTTAAATCTTTCTAACATGTTTCCCTCTTTGTTGCAGGGTGGTATCACTACCACCCTACTATTTATACGACTACTTACTTAGACTTAAATTAAAGTCTTTTGCTCTTTGATATAAAGCAACATCTTCTACGGGTCCTACTAACTCCACAGAATAACCATACCATTGATTTCCTTTACCGGAATTTAGTACAGAAGTTAATTTATACATGTGGCTGTAGGAAGCAGGTGTAAACGAACCATTCGCATCTTTCATGGTTTGTGACATCTGTAAAGATTGCCAGTTTCTACTTACCTTACCTTGAGATGAACTCATAGAGATTAAAGCAGTTTCTGCAGATCCATCTTCTCCTACTATGATAACGTAATTTTGATGTACGGTTAAAATATAATTACCATTTTGTAATCTATCTTTACCACCATCTTTAGTTGTCTTAGTTAAGATATCAGAACTGTCAGGATAAATTTGTTCCGGTCTACCTGAACCAGTTCCAAATTCTGCCCACTCTTGATACTCCATTCTATAGTAACACGGTATTACATTAATACCTTGTTCCCCTGGATAAAGCTTTTTAGTCACTTTATTTAACATCATTCCAGGTTCTGCACCTTCTACGTAATTTTGATTACGTTTCTGCGCTTCTCCTGAACTGTTTTGTAAAAGTTTTAAAATAGGTAAAGCAAGAGATTCCTGCCTTACATTTTCAAAACCTTTGTCCGCATCTTCTCTAAATAAAATAGAGGAAGGTAGCGAACTTTTCTTTACGTCTACTTGCTTCTCGTTTCTCGTTTCTTCGTTCATATTAGCTCCTTGTTATTTTTGTACGGTTACCCACGTAAGTTTTAAATAGGTCGGAGGGCACATCAAGTCCGGACTCGACGCGCTCCCCAACTAGTGCCTTGAGTGTCTGAGTATGAACCCCTTCTTTTTGAACAGGTTCATATCCCTGACCTCGTGCAAGGACAGCATAAGTTGCCGCCTTGTTATCTTCGCCTTTGCCAAAGGTAACAGTAATATCGTTTTTAATGATATCACCTAGGCCATTGTTACGAAGCCATGTAAAAGCTTGCTGCTTACGAGCAGCATAGTCAGAGTCGGATTCCTTTTTACCTTGGGATAAGGAAGCACTATAAAAGTTTTTTACTTCCACCGATTCTCCGTCTGTTAGCTTTAATTTCGTTATGTTCATTTCCTTCATCATTTCAGGAATTTCAAATTCTGATATTACTTTCGCTTGCTCTTTTAATTTAGAAATACTTTGTTCCGCATTTTGTATTTCGTCTTCTAAATTTTTTAGCTGCTCTACTTTATCGGTAAGCTGTTTAGGATCTACCACAGCTTTCATCGCATCTACTTTGTCGTCTCTAAAGTTTATATTCATTGTATCTCTTTCTGTTAGATTTAATTTGGATTACTATATAATCCCTTATAATACGTTTGTCAAGTATCGGAATTAATTTTTTTAAATAAATCAATTTCAACTGGATAATATCTCCTTTCTTGTTTATCCCATTTTAATAAGTTATATTTACCATTGGTTATATCGGATGCAATAGAACACGCAACACCAATAATAGCGGGATCCCCTGTTAATAATAAATAATCTTGAGGTGTGTAATTTTGTAGCAGTTGCCTTAATTTAAAAACCAAAGGACCTGCACTTAAAATAATTTGTGCGTTTTCGGGTAGTAATACTTTTAATGTACCAAATTGTGAGGCACCAATAATATTAATTTTTGGTCTACCTTCCCTTGTCCCTGGGACATCTTGTATCACATATACTGTATTATTCATTCTTGACTTTGTATAACCTATTCTATATATCTTTTCAACAGAAAGAAGACATATTATGCATTATAAATTTAAAAGCAAGCCTTTTGCTCATCAATTAAAGGCCTTAGAAATGTCGTGGGACAAAAAAGTATTTGCGTATTTTATGGAAATGGGAACAGGTAAATCTAAAGTTTTGATTGATAACATCTCTATATTGTATGACAAAGGTAGAATAAATGGTGCGTTAATTATTGCACCTAAAGGTGTGTATAAAAACTGGTATGATACTGAAATACCCAATCATATGCCAGATCATATAGAAAAAAATGTAGTGCTTTGGCAAGCTAATGGAGGTAAATCTAAAGAAAAAGAATTAGATAGTTTATTTAAAAGCTCACATGACTTAAATATTCTAATTATGAATGTAGAATCTTTCTCTACTAAAAAAGGAAAGATATTTGCAGGCAAATTTTTAAACTGCCATAAAGCTTTAATGGCTATTGATGAATCTACTACGATTAAAAACAATGGTGCTATTAGAACTAAAACTATTATTGATTTAGGTAAGGACGTTGCCTATAAAAGAATTTTAACAGGATCTCCTGTTACTAAATCCCCTTTAGATTTATATACTCAATGTTGGTTTTTAGATCCATGGCTATTAGATCAAGGATCTTTTTATTCTTTTCGGAATAGATACGCTATCATGAGACGAATTAATGTTAGTGGCAGACAAGTAGAAATTGTGGTTGGTTATCAAAATTTATCAGAGCTCTCTGAAAAATTAAAACCTTTTTCATTCCGTGTGTTAAAAGATGATTGTTTAGATCTTCCTGAAAAAACATACATGAAACGAGTTATTCAATTGTCGGATGATCAACAAAAAGTATATACACAAATGAAAGAAAAAGCACTCGCTTTACTAAATGGCAAAATGGTAACTACTGCTAATGTGATTACTCAAATGATGAGACTACATCAAATTACTTGTGGCCATTTTAAATCAGACGATGGAGAAACTCAAACTATTAAATCAAATCGTTTAGATGAATTAATGAATGTATTGTCTGAAATGGAAGGAAAAGCAGTGATATGGGCACATTACCGATATGATATTGAAACCATTGTAAATCAAATTCAAAAAACATATGGAGAAAATTCTGTGGTTACTTATTATGGAGATACCTCTACGGATGATAGGCAGAAAGCAATTAAATTAATTCAAGATGAACAAAGCCCCGTGCGATTTATTGTTGGGACTCCACAAACGGGCGGATATGGTATCACACTTACCGGTGCTAGTACAATGATTTATTATTCCAATGGGTATGACCTTGAAAAAAGACAACAGTCAGAAGCAAGGATTGATCGTATAGGTCAAACTAGAAATATGACCTACATTGATATTATTGCAGAAAATACTATTGATGAAAAGATAGTGAAAGCACTAAGAAGCAAAATTAATATTGCATCCAAAGTAATGGGAGAAGAGTTAAAGGAGTGGATATAAATACCCACTCCTTTTCATTGTAAAAGAATATTATTTAATGTCTACTTTTTGAGATTTTTTTTCAATCTCTTTAATACCAAACTGAATCTTCAACATACCATCTTCCATAGTAGCTTCGTCTACTACTGCTTCATTTGGTAATGCAAATTGTTTGAAAAAAGATTTAGTAGATAAACCTTTTTGTACATAATCCACTGCTGCGTCATCTACTTTTCCTTCAATAGTTAGAACGCCTTCATTAACTTCTACAAGAACGTTTTCTTTCTTGAAACCAGCCAATCCTAGTTCTAAACCATATTTACCTTTAGAATATTTCACAACATTCCAAAAAGGAAAACCAGTTACTTTTGACCAGGAATCAAATGCGCTATCAAACACATCTAAACTTTTGTCAAATAATTGTTTATGTACGGAATTTATTAAATCAAAACTTGTCATATACTACTCCTTTGTTAAATTAAGCAAGTTAGTTAGCCGATCACATTATCGCACTAATATCTGATATATGGGGGGTACCTGGGTATTGTCAAGGGGTGATTTCGTGCGTCTACGTGGATCTATGAAAGACTTTTTACTTGGAATTAATGATTTTTTTAATAGATTTGGTTCCATCGTTA